GATTCCCGTGAAAGATGGTGTTAAAATTATACATGTCAAGCGGGAAGAGCTGAAACAGAATATTGCTCCCGCCTCTAAGCGTTGAGGCGGAAGGCCCGAGCGTGGGTGACTGACTACAAATCGTAGTTGGTTGCCCGCGCTTTTTCTTTTGGTAAACACCGCAAAGGACAGCGGTTTTTATATCACAGTCGCCCCCCGAAGCACTGGGGCCAAAGGAAAGGAAGACTGATTATGGCACTAACTAGACGCGCCCTCAAAGCCATGGGCATTGAGGACGAGAAGATCGACGAAATTATCACCATGCACACCGAAACCGTGGACGGCCTGAAAGCCGACGTGGCGAAATATAAGGCCGATGCGGAAACCCTGCCCGGTATCCAGAAGCAGTTGGAGAAGGCGCAGGCCGACCTTGAGGCTGGAAAGAAGGACAGCTATAAGGTCAAGTACGAGGCCCTGAAAGAAGAATTTGAGGGCTACAAGAGCGAACAGACCAAGAAGGAGGCCCGCAGCGCCAAGGAAAAGGCGTACCGGGAGCTTCTGAAACAGGCTGGAGTGAGCGAGAAGCGGCTTGACGCCGTGCTCCGGGTGTCCGATGTGGACAGTGTGGAGCTGGACGAAAAGGGCACAATCAAGGACGCAGATAAGCTCACGGAGAGTATAAAGAGCGAGTGGGCGGATTTTATCGGCACCACCTCCATCCAGGGCGCACAAACTGCCACACCTCCGGCCAGCACCGGCGGGAACGGCATGACGAAGGCTGACATCTACAAAAAGGATGACCATGGCCGGTATGTCATGTCTGCCGCGGAGCGCCAGAAGGCGCTTATGGAAAACCAAATTACATGAAAGGACTGAATTAAATGGCTGCTACGAAAGTTGAAAGCCTTACCAATCCGAGGGACTCTCTGCCCAACACTTATACCAGCGTGACGGCCCGCGAGGTGGATTTTGTCACCCGATTCAATGATAACTGGGAAGCGCTGCGCACCATCCTGGGCATCATGCGTCCTATCCGCAAGACCCCCGGCACGCAGCTGATCTCTTATACCGCTGACGTAACCCTGGAGGACGGCGACGTGGGCGCTGGCGAGGTCATCCCGTACAGCAAGGCGACCATCACACAGGCCACCAAGGCAGACCTGACCATCAAGAAGTATGCCAAGGCCGTTCCCATCGAGGACGTGGACAAGTATGGCGCGGAGATCGCCGTGGAAAAGAGCGACGACGCTTTTCTCACTAAGCTCCAGAACGTGGTGTTGGGGGACTTCTACACCTTCCTGAACACCGGTTCTCTCACCGGCACCGCAACCACCTGGCAGGCCGCCCTTGCAAAGGCCCAGGGCGAGGTTCTGAACAAGTTTGCGGTTATGGCGAAGGATGTCACATCTGTTGTTGGATTTGCCAACATCCTGGACGCCTATGACTACCTGGGCACGGCGGACATTACTGTCCAGACCCAGTTCGGCATCAACTATGTCAAGGACTTTATGGGGTATTCCACTCTGTTCCTGCTTCCTGCTACTGTTTCCGGCAATGCAGCCATTGCGCGGAACACTGTGATCGCCACCCCTGTGGAGAATATCGACCTGTATTATGCCGACCCTGGCGACAGCGAGTTTGCCCGGCTTGGTCTGAATTATACGGTACAGGGCGAGACCAACCTGATTGGCTTCCACGCCCAGGGCAACTACTCCACCGCCGTGGGCGAGACCTACGCCATTATGGGCATGAAGCTGTGGGCCGAGTATCTGGACGGTATTGCCAAAATCACCGTTTCAGCGGGGGAATAACGCCCCCGTCCGAAACCGGCCTCGTCGGGTCGGGGGTAGCCGGTAAGGCAAGAGTAGGCAGAAAGCAGGTGAAATAATGGCGTACACACCCACTACATGGAGCGACGGCGATCTGATTACCGCCGAAAAGCTCAACAAGTTGGAATCTGGCGTGCAGAATGAGCAGGTCGGACCGCAGGGCCCCAAAGGGGAAACCGGAGCGCAGGGGCCCCAGGGAGAAAAAGGAGACCCCGGTGAAACGGGACCTCGGGGTCCGAAAGGCGATACTGGCACCGCCGGCGCAAAGGGCGACAAGGGAGACACCGGAGCGGCGGGCGCTGCTGGTGCCGACGGAAAATCTGTTAAGGCCATTGCACTGACCACAACGGGCGGCGCAGTGACCGGCGGCACCTGTACGCTCAGCGACGACAGTACCATTCAGATTACCGTGACAACCACAGAAGCATAAAAGGAGGGCGGCGTGATGCTGGAACAAGTTTTGCGACACCTGAACAACTGGTTTTTGGTGCCTGACGGCATTCACTCCGGGGAGTTCACAGTGCAGGACGGCAGCATTACGCTGCCCTTCCTGCAAACAGGGCAGTATTTCAGGGTGATGGGGTCTGTCTTTAATGACGGCCTCCACCAATACCCAGAACAGGACATGACCGACGAAACCTTTGACGGCGCTGTTTGGGCGCTGTCAGTGCCCAAATCGGTAATTTCCCTAGCGGATGAAATCACCGTCTGGAATGAGAAAAACGGGACTCCGGGGCCGTATACCAGCGAGAGTTTTGGTGGCTACTCATACAGCAAGGCCACCAATGCAAGCGGCGTGGCCGTGGGGTGGCAGGATGTGTTTAAGAGCCGCCTGAACACATGGCGGCGGATAGGGGGCATTATATGAGCCTATTAGACGATTTTGCGCGGGCTTGCGTACTGATGGAAAAGAAGCGTGTTTCCGACGGCGCGGGCGGCTACATCGTGGAGTGGACGGAGGGGGCAGAGTTCACCAACTATCAAGACCTAAACAGCTCCATGGAGGCCAGACGGGCGGAAAAGGAGGGCGTGACGAGCCTGTATTCCGCCCTGGTGGACAAGGCTGTACCCATTGAGTACAACGACGTATTCAAGGACAAGACCACCGGGGAGACGTACCGCGTGACCTCCAACCCAGAGGATAAGAAGGCCCCTCGTTCCTCCACGCTGCCGCTAAAATACTTCACTGCGGAGAGGTGGACGCTAACCACATGATAGTGAATGTTCTCGGAACAGAATACACCATCGAAATCAAGAAGTACGCCGAAGATGAAGCATTTGAGCGGCGCAGCATTGATGGGTATTGTGATTGGCTAACAAAGAAAATTGTGGTTTGCGATATGTCCACGTACAAAGGATGGGAGCATGAGACAAAAGAAACCATTTCCGCCTCTGAGAAAAAAACGCTCCGCCATGAAATAGTCCATGCGTTCTTTGATGAAAGTGGGCTTGGAAGCAACACATTTTCTGTTGATGGGCCGTGGGCCACTAATGAGGAAATGGTGGATTGGATAGCAGTACAGGGTCCGAAAATCTATAAGGCATGGCAGGAGGCGGGGGCAGTATGACAAAAAACAAAGCCCTGTTTGCTTGGTTCAATGAGTTCATGCCCTTCTACCGGGCATCCTCTGTGCCGAAAGATGTGGTCATGCCCTATGGCACCTACGAATACACAGATGGGGCCTTTGACGCTGGGGAAATCGGATTGACAGTTAATCTGTGGTTTCGCACAGAGAGCGAGGCAATTCCCGATGAAAAGGCGCAGGAATTATCCCAACGCATTGGCTACGGCGGCGTATATCTCCCCTGCGACGAGGGATACATCTGGCTGAAACGCGGCTCGCCGTGGTGTCAGAGCCTTGTGTACCAGGACGACCCGGCTATTAAGCGCCGTTATATCAACATCACCGCTGAATACCTGACATTCAGCTAGAAAGGAGGCCCACATGGGCAAATTTACTGTAATCCCGCAAAGCACATTCGAGGAAATGCAGCTTGACGCGGGCGTGATTTTGAAGAAGTTCACCCCAGCGACACCGACGGCTCCGGCAGATGAAGATATTGTATGCCCGACCACCGGCGGCATCAATATTTCCTGTGTTCCTACTTACTCCGACTTGGGGGAGGATGTGGACAATTGCCCGGTCAACACCAAAGAATTGAAGCATCTGGACGGTTGGGAGTGCAAAGTGTCGTTCACCTCCCTGGGTACATCCACGGCTAGTATCAAGCTGGCCCTGGGCGCGGCTGACGTGACTGGAAATAAGATCGTGCCCCGGCGTGACCTGAAGCAGACGGACTTTTCCGACCTCTGGTGGGTAGGAGACCGAGCGGACGGCGGCATGGTTGCCGTGTGCCTGAAAAATGCACTGTCTACCGGCGGCTTTACGCTCCAGACCACGAAGAACGGCAAGGGGCAGGTCTCTGTGGAGCTGACCGGCCATGTGTCCATTGACGCGCAGGACACTATGCCCATGGAGTTTTACAGCGCCGCGCCTGCCGGGGAGGAAAGTATCTGATGAAACTGTCTGAACTGAGCACCGAGCGGGCAGCGGACGTGCTGTGCGAGGTTACGCCCTATATTGCCAATATCACCGGAGACAAGGCCCTCCTGGATGAGCTTGCAATCAAGTTTGACAGCAAGGGGAAAAGCGTTGCGGAGCTTTACACCTTCTCGGCCCATAAATACGCTCAGCTTGTCCCAATTCTGCTGAAAGACCACCGGGCGGACGTGTTCGGTGTATTGGCGGCGCTGAACGAAACTACAGCGGAGCAGATTGGAAAACAGAAGGTCATGGAGACCATCAAGCAGGTTGGTGAGCTGTTCCGAGACAAGGAGTTGCTGGATTTTTTCAAATCGTTTGGGCGGGAGGAAAAGAGCGAGTAATCCTCTGCCTGCTAGCCGTGCGGGGCATGGGGGTGCGGACCATCCTGGCGGCACTCCCTGCCCTCATCAATCAGGCGGAAAAAGAACAAGCGTACCGGGTTTATGTAACAGACGCCTTGAAAATCATCGGGGAAAACACGGCGAAATACGCTGGCGGTTCTTATATGAAGGTCAGATACCTGGATGTTGAGAACCCGAAACCGGAGGAAATCAGAACGCCGGAAGAAATTGTTGCGCATATGAAACAAAAAATCGCCTCTGTCTAAGCGTTGATGGGGAAGGGCTAAGCGGTGCCGCGAAAGGAGGTGGCACCCATTAATCTTTTTGATTTATTTGCGAAAATCAGCCTGGATACCAGCGAGTACGACAGCGGTGTTAAGGATGTATCTAAGAGTGGGGGTAGCCTCGCGTCCAAGTTAAAAAATGGCCTTGCGTCTGCCGGGAAGGTGGCGGCGGCTGGCATCGGGGCTATTACAGCGGCGGCGGGCGCTGCGGTTGGCGGTCTGTTGGCCCTGGAATCCTCCACCGAGGAATACCGCGTGGCACAAGGAAAACTGAACACCGCCTTTGAAGCGGCTGGATATGGGGCAGAGACCGCACAGCAGGCATACAACTCCTTTTACGGCATTCTGGGTGATACGGATACCGCCACAGAAGCAAGCCAACTCCTGGCGAAGCTGGCAGACAGCGCAGAGGATGTGTCTACTTGGACGGATATCGCTGCTGGTGTTGCCGGTACATTTGGCGACAGTCTCCCCATCGAGGGACTGATTGAGGCCAGTAATGAGACGGCAAAAGTGGGGCAAGTTACCGGCGTGCTTGCCGACGCCCTCAACTGGGCGGGCATCAGCGAGGACGATTTTAATGCCAGGCTTTCCGCCTGCTCCTCTGAGAGTGAGCGGAATCAGCTCATCATGGATACCCTGTCAGGAACCTATGATGAAGCCAGCGAAGCCTTTTACCGCAATAATGAGGCGCTGGTAGAGAGCCGAAATAACCAGGCACAGCTTGACGCAACCCTAGCCACTCTTGGGCAGACTGTATCCAATGTAAAAAACCGTCTGTTGACAGAGTTCCTTCCCGCGATCTCTAATGTGGCGACGGCGTTTTCTGGTATGTTGAGCGGTGCGGCAGGTGCGGATCAGGAGTTTGCATCAGCGGTTCAAGGTCTAGTCAATGTGGCGGTCTCTAAACTCCCTGAATTCTTGAGCATGGGAGTGCAAATTCTATCCTCCCTTGCCAGTGGCATAGTGCAGAGCATCCCGACACTGGTTGCAGCGGTTCCGCAAATTGTAGCCGAAATTGGGGAGGCATTAACCGAACTGCTTCCGCAAGTGCTGAACATGGGTGTACAACTCCTGGATCAGCTTGTAAGCGGGATAGAGACTGGCCTGCCTGATATGGTAGCACGGTTGCCTCAGATCGTAGACAATTTCCTGTCATTTTTGACTGAGCATTTGCCTGATATCCTGGACAAAGGTGTTGAAATGCTTAATTCTCTAGTGAACGGCATTATCAATACTATCCCTCAAATGGTTGCAAGTCTCCCGAAGATTATTACGTCTTTTGTGACCTTTATAGCAAACAATTTACCTAAGATAATAGAGGCAGGCATAAATATCCTTGTCAATTTGATTGCCGGGATTATAAAGGCAATCCCGCAACTGGTTGCAGCACTCCCTCAAATCATCGCTGCCATTGTAGATGGTATAGCAGTTCTAATGGGCAGCATTGTTGACATCGGCAAAAATATTGTTGAGGGCATTTGGGAAGGTATCCAAAATGCAATAGGGTGGTTTACAGACAAGATCACTGGTTTTTTTAGCGGAATCATAGATGGAGTCAAAGGGATGCTCGGAATCCACTCTCCTTCGCGCGTTTTTGCGGATATGGGCAAAAATATGGCCCTGGGGTTGGGGCAGGGCTGGGACAATGAATATGACCGTATCCGCCGGGATATCGAGGGTGGTATGGACTTCGGCACCGCAAGCGTGGACTTTGCGTCGTCCGGGTTGGGTGTGGCGTCCGCTGGTATGGTCAACGGAGTTTCAGCATCTGTGCAGGGAGCAGGGATGTCTGGAGGGAGTATTACAGTTAATCTAATGATGCCTGACGGCACCAAATTTGCCTCCTATCTGCTTGGCCCCCTGTCTAACTACGCAAAGGCAAACGGTACGCCAATTCTCCATCCAACGTAAGGCGGTGAAAACACGTGAATCAACTTGTATTGGATACCACAGGCACACCAGTTACCTTGCCGGAAAGCCAAAAGGGCGGCTATATCGCAGAGTTAAAACCGCTTTCCGTAGATGTGGAGATGGTCACCGGCAGGATTGTAAGAGAACTGCGCGGGAATGTATGGGTTTTGCGCTACCAATATGGATATTTCACGGATCAAATGAGGAACTCCGTGCTTTCCGCATGCGAAAAAGGGAGAGGACAGGCCATTACATGTTTGTTCCTTCCCCCGCACTCTGAACAGATGATCACATCAAAATTCATGGTAACAGAGCTGACCTATCCAAAATTTATGTGGAGCCGTCAAGTTATGGGTGAAATTGTTGACGAAGATGGAGAGCCCATAGAAACCCTTGTTCCCGTCCCAATGTGGGGTGATTTCTCGGTAGAACTAAGGGAGGTGAAACCCAGTGATTAGTTCGACCACAGCGTATCAGGCAGCGATTGTGGGCGACACCAGACGGATCTATTTACAAGCAGTCATAGATATTATTGACCCGGATATTACCTATGGCACAGTATCCAGCTCCGGCATGGCTAACGTATGCAAGCCGGAGCAAATTCACGACAAGGAGATGGAGATTGTTCCATACGCTACGCTTGAGGCTAACCGCTGGGCACTCAACGGGCAGTTCAAGCTATTCCCACTCCGTGGGGCCGATCATATCGGCTTCCTGGGGGACACCTTGTCCGGCGGAGAGGGTGTGTTTTCCCCAGCGGTGTGGGTAGAGGAACATTTTTCCAATGTCTCCATCCTTCAGGCGTGCTCCATCTACTTCCCAACAGCGGATTGGGACGGAGTGGCTGCCGACTTTACTGTGGAGGTCATGCAGGGGGGAACGGCCTACTACACCAAGACAGTGGCTGGCAATACTGCGTCTAGCATTGCATTGGACGGATTCACCGTTAACAACCCGGACGCTATTCGGGTGACGGTGACCAAATGGTCGAAAGAAAACCGCCGTATACGGATACCTGAAATTATTCCGGGCCTGTATGAGAAGTGGACAGGAAATGAGATTGCCGTGTTTTCTCTTAAGCACCAGGGGGACGTATCCTGTATGACACTACCGTATGGCACATGTACCATCAAAATGGACAACTTGAGCCGCCGCTTTGAGCCGCGAAGCAAAAATGGCGTATTCCAATCCATCGAAGAGCGCCAGGGCATCCCGGTCTCTATAGGAGTACGGCTTTCGGACGACACGGTAGAGTACAAGCCAGCCGGCGTGTTTTATCAGTACTCCGGCGGCTGGAAAACCGGAGACAACGGCCTGACCATGCAGTGGGATCTGGTCGATATTGTTGGCCTTTTGGCTGATCGTGAGTTTATCCCGCCGTCCATCCTGCCTACCACCCTGTCTGGCTGGATTTCCGCCCTAGTGGCCCAGATGGGAGAAAATTTCGCGGGCATGTACGCGGTAGACCCAAACTACGCAAGCGCGGAGGCAAGCGTCCGCGTGGCTGACGATGTGGTTGGTATGACATGCGGGGATATATTGAGATATGTCTGCATGGCGACGGGTACGTGGCCCAGGGCGGACGCAGAGACCGGATACCTGACCGCCGAACCCATGTGGAACCAGGGGAGTAAAATCACCCTGGACAACTTAATTGATTATCCGACCATGAAAGCCAACGCCGATATTGCCGCCTTGTTTTTTACGCTGAACGATGGGGACGACACCCAGTATGTGGTATCCGGGAACTCCACTGCCTCCAACGAGACAAAATCCATCCAAAATCCGTTTATTAAGACGCAATCCCAGGCGCTGACTGCTGCGCGGGCAATCCTGTCCACCTACGGTGGGAACAAACTAGAGATTGTAGGCCGTGGAGACCCGGCCTCTGAAATTGGGGATGTGGATACGGTCTGGTTGAATGAGAGCACCGCAACCACGGGCCGCAGAATACAGCAGGACTTATCTCTCCAGGATGGAGTCCTCCGCAATTGCTCCAGTGTGCTGCTCCAGGCTGATGGAATCTTCCTTTATGATGGCATGGAGGTGATCACCTCCAGCGGCGTGTGGACAGCACCAGCCGGGGCCACACAGCTACGGATTATCCTGGTAGGCAAGGGGGAGGGCGGAGGCCATGGAGAGCCTGGCACCATGGGCAGGCAGGAATCGGAAGACGGATATGGAGATAGTGAGCGTGGTGAATACGGCGCAGATGGTTCGGACGGCGTGGGTGGAAAGGTGTGGACAGCTACCATCGACATCAATCCACAACAGTCATTTGAGGTGTCTTTTGATGGTTTTAATACCATTTTTGGCCCTTACTCTAGCGCAAACGGTAATACATACCCACAGGGTTACTCTGATGTAGCCAGCGGCGAATCATACGCCCGCACCGGCGTAGCGTCACCTAAGCCAGGCAGCGGAGATGGCGGAGCCGGAGGAAAGGGTGGAGCTCCAGGCTATGGCGTGTATAAGCATTACACGTGGGAGGGCGGCGGCGCTACTACGTTTAAGGTGTATGCCGAGCCAGAGCCGGGGAAACCCGGAGTGGCAGGGGCACAGGGCTGTGCCGTTATCTATTGGGACAAGGAGGGGTGAGTATGTCCGAAACATGGACGCCGCTGGTTATTTCGGCCAGTTTTGCACCCAACCCCGTATCAGTCGGGCTACCCACCGTCCTGTCTGTCGTAGTCATCGACGCCCAGGGCGGAGAGCGGGAGGACCTCTGGCACAGTGGCGAGGTCCAGGCTGGGGAGGTGTAGTGCGTGGCGATTACCCAGGTGCGGGCGCAGTTCAATGGTCAGTGGTACATGCTGACCTACAACGAAGACGCCAGAGCCTATCAGACGGCTATCACGCCGGATACATTCTCCGGCGGTCAGCCGGATGGGTATTACGACGTAACGGTAGAGGCTATCAACGACAGCGGCGTGGTGGTGACTACAGACGGGGACAATCTGCCGGGCCTTCGGTTGGTGGTGCGGGAGACCATCCCGCCCATCCTGACCCTGGTATCCCCGGAGGCGGGCTATGTGACCACTAACACGCCTGCGGTGACGTGGACCGCCCAGGACAACGATGGCGGCTCCGGTATCGACCCGGACAGCGCCATAGTGAAGCTGGACGGGAAGGCAGTTCCGGCGGAGCAGGTGTCCGTCACGGCGGGCGCAGGCGGGACGTATACCATCACCTATACGCCAGGGACTGCTCTGGCGGAGGGGCCGCACACCGTCCAGGCGGGCATCAGCGACAACGATGGGAACGCAGCTACGATGGAGGCAAACTACATTGTAGATACCGTACCGCCTGTGCTGTCCGCGTTGCTGTCCTTCGAGGAGGTGGTAACGGATGCCTATACGGTTACCATTACGGGGCAAACCAACGATGCCACCGCTCCTCCAGTGACCATGACAGTGATGGACAACGGGGCGGTGGCGGGACACCCGGCCGTTGGGCCGGATGGACGATTTTCCATCCTCCTGAATCTGGAGGTTGGGGAGAACAACGTCACGGTCGTTTCCAAGGACGGGGCGGGGCTGACTACCGCGGCCAGCTATTACATCATCCGCATGGTTACCGACCGAACACAGGATGATGTGGACGCCCTGAACGACCGTGGGACATACAACGCCTCTGATCTCAACCGGGTCAATACGGCCATGGCTTATCTGAACGGGTGGCTTTCGGATGCGGGATACGTCACCGGATATGTCGGCCAGGGTATTGCCTGGGCTATAGATGACATCCCGCTACAGGCACAGATGGCGGACTACCTGTCCAACGTTGGGGCGATCGGTGGCACGTTCTCCCTTGCCAACGCCCCAGCGCTCCCGGCCTCGATGGAGCTTCTGACCCATGAAGGGGCCAATCACATTGAGCGGGTTTTGGTGCTGACCGACCAGATCCGCGCTCGTTTGAAGCGGTCGCCATTTGTGAGCGGCGAAATATTTTGTGGTGAGGTGTAACAATGCAAGACGGAATCATAGCTGGTAATGGAAACAGTCGGTATTTAAAAACGGTGGCGGCAGCGCTTTCCCTGTATCCTACCTATGAGGATTTTATCACGGCGCTGATCGCTGGGACATTTCCTATTGACCTGAACGGGATCAATGAGGCAGGGTGGTCGCAGAAGGGGACACCCCTGAACAAATTTACCTTGGTAAGTGACACCACAGAAACCAAGATATGGGGTTCAGCCGGGAACCATACAGTTGACCAGGTGTTCGGGAAGATACTTGGCTCAATCGGATATTATCTGATAAAGGAATATACATCACCAGGGAGCTACACCCATACGTTCGGCCACAAATATACAGATGTTTTTGTGGTTGTGGTTGGTGCTGGAGGCGGCGGCGGTTCGAGTGGAGAGCGCGGTGGAGGAGGCGGCGGAGGTGGGGCCGCAGCGTTCTTCCATGTTTTGGATAGCGATAGCATTCAAAACAATAGTATTGTTGTTGGTTCTGGTGGCGCTGGTGCAGTCTCTTCTCTTGGAACTGGCAACGTGAATCATGGCTCCGCTGGTGGGAGCAGTAGCGTTTTTGGTATTACCGTACCTGGTGGTGGCGGTGGTCGTGCCAATTCTGGTGGCCGTGGTGGTGGTTACTCCTCCGATGAGATCGCTCCTGGCTGGCTTATGATAGGTGGCGATGGTGGTATGGATAATAACAATGGCGATGCCGGGCCTATGCTTTCTGTTGTGGGGTTTAAATATTTTGGCGGTGGAGGTGGCGGGGGTGGTGCTCCTAGCCTTAATGACCCGCCTACTCCCGGCGGAAATGGCGGTGACGGTGGAGCCGGTAATGGTGGTGCTGGAGCTACCATGCAGACCAGTGCAACAAATGGTACTGATGGAACCCGCGGCGGTGGCGGAGGAGGTGCTGGATCGGGGAATACTTTCCGCTCCAGCGAGTATAAGCCAAGCGGCAAAGGTGGCAAGGGTGGCGATGGATATGTGGCGATTTACGGTAAGGGGTATTTTTAATGAAAACAGTCTATTTAAGTGAGGATAACACTGTCCGCGAAATCATCCCGGAATATGCACTCCCGCCGGAGAAGTGGTATAGTGAGGCATTTGCACGGCGCTGTGTAGAGGTACAGGACGATGTAGAGCAGGGGTGGCGCTACAACCCCGAAACGGGACAGGCCGCCCCGGACACAAGACCGTCGGGGCCGGAATCGCCCTCGGCAGAGGACATTACTCTGGAGATGCTGGCCGACCATGAGGAGCGGCTTTGCATGTTGGAAATCACCACTAATACTGTCTAAGAAAGAGGGGAAGGACATGAACACGGTATTTAATCTCTGCAAGCTGCTTATTGACCGGGGCCGCACCGACGGCCTACAGGACAAGATGGATGTCTATCTCGCCGCCGACCGACTCACCCCCGAGGAGTACCAAGAGCTGGCCGCTCAACTGACCAAATAGAAAGCCGCCCTGTCTGGGCGGCAGAGGTCAATCCTTTGGAGCAAAGCGGGAGGGGGCTTCCAGTGGCTTCCCGGTGCGCCAATCGCGGTTTGGGTCGTGAGCGGCCCAAGCCTCCGCGCCGCACTTTTCGCACTTTTGGCCTTCCCACAGCCACTCGCGCTGACCGTTGACCCATGTGGATGGGCACACAGCTCCGCACTTGGAGCAGATTACAACGATATTCATAAGGCACCTCCACCATCACGTAAGAGAAAACCGCGGCGGCCCTGATCACAGATCCTTTGGGAGGTAAATCTATGGTCAAGAGGGATAAAGGGCCACCACGGCTGAAAAAAGTATACCACAAAACAAAAATGAAAGGAAGTACCACAATGAAAACCATCAACTGGAACGAGCTCACCCCCGCCTGCTACGCGATCGCCAATGCCAACGATGTGGATGTGGGTGTAGGCGGCAGCATGGTACAGAACAACATCCGCCACGGCAGGGCGGTGGACATCGGCGCGGAAAATCTGCCTGTAGCTTTCCGGCCTGACTGGGATGCCCTAGGAGCTAATGTAGATCTGGCCGCAGAGAACGACGAATTTAACGCCTGGATCAGAAAGCGCCAGAATAACGTCAAGTCCCTGGCCGCCCTGTGGAACGCAAATGACTATCAGGGCATGGTTGAGCTGATGGAGAACGCCGCCGACCCCGGCCCCATCAACGGCGAGAAGCCCAGCGACCATGAGTAAGCTCATTACATACATCCCGCTCTCGTCCGTGGAGCGGATTGAGCTGAGAGTCACCAACTGCCGCAAGACGCTCTCTCAGGTCAAGGCTGAAACAAAGGCCCATTACGTGCTCAATGGCGGCATGTGGAACCCAGACGGCTCGGCCTGCCCGCTGCTCAAGGTGGGCGGGGTAATGCGCTCCGGCACGCCCTGGAGGGCGATGGGCTACGCCTGGGATAAGGGCCCCGACATCCACATGACCTCCGAGTACGAGGGAGCGGATAACTTTATCGCGGTGACCGCCCTCGTTACCTCCGGTAAGCCGGTGGATAAGCCCTCCTACGGATCAGCCCAGGGAGGCAAGAGGGGGCGCAGCGCCATTGGCCTGCGTGGTGGCAGTCTGGCCCTCTATTGCTCTGGCGATGGGACCGGAGACGCAGCCACGCCGGAAACTCTGCGGGACGAGCTGGCCGGGCTGGGCTGGGCCTCCGCCGTTATGCTGGATGGGGGTGGCTCCAGCCAGTGTGACTTTGGCGGAGAGCGCATCACCGCCAGCCGCAAGGTGCATAACTGGATTTGCGTGTATCTCAAGCAGGCGGAGCAGACACCGCCGGAAGAGGAGGACAAGCCTATGAGCAAGCACACTGTATGCCTTGACCCCGGACACGGGCCGGGCAACGTCAACGGTTCCCCGGACGGCACCTACAAAGAGTGGGAGTTTACGTGGGACATGGCCCAGCGTATCAAACCGCTGCTGGAGGCCCAGGGGGTGGGCGTGGTGCTCACCAAGACAACGGACAACTACCCCAGCCTGACGGAGCGGGCCAACATCAGCAATAAGGCGCAGCCGGATTGCTTTGTGAGCATCCACACCAACGCCGCCGGGGAGGGAGGCTGGTCAAGCGCGTCCGGGCTGGAGATCTACACCAGCGCCGGGCCCATGACGGCCCAGCGCAATGTGCTGGCCTCCAAGCTGGTCAACGCCTTCCACGCCGCCGGGGTGTCCCTGCGGAGTAAACCTATCAAGCACAAGCTGTATACTGTGCTTGCCAAGACCGACGCCCCCGCTTGCCTGATTGAGTACGGCTTCCATACCAATAAGACCGACGTGGAGTATCTCAAAGATACCAAGTACCGGGACAAACTGGCCGAGGCCACCGCAAAGGGCATCTGTGAGTTCCTGGGCGTAGCGTGGCAAGGCGAAACGGGAGCGGACAGCGCGGAGGACACCCCGGACGTTTGGGCCGCTGAGGCGTGGGAAAAGGCCAGAGACAATGGCGTACTGGACGGCACCCGGCCCCGCGATAATATGACCCGGCAGGAGCTGGCCGTCGTGTTGGATCGGCTGAATCTGATTTGATGGAGGTACATATCATGGACATTTCTTCTTTGGGTATCACCGGAGTGGCGGTTATCACTGTGATCTGCTTTCTGGTCGGCCAGGTGGTCAAGGCCACTGGACTGGACAATAAGTGGATTCCCATCATCTGCGGCGTATTTGGCGCGGCGCTGGGTATTCTCGGCATGTTTATTATGCCCGAGTTCCCGGCCAGCGATTACCTTACTGCCGCCGCTGTCGGCATTGTGAGCGGACTTGCGGCCACTGGTATCAATCAGGTTTATAAGCAGTTGACTAAGGAGGGCTGATGCCCATGGAGTGGGTAGGCCCACTGATTTCCGGGGCGGCGGTCGTCCTGGTGGCAATCATCGAGGCGGTCGCCGCCCGCGAAAGAAAGCGCGTCAAAACGGACAACCAGAAGATCGACGCCATCATACACGGTGTGCGGACTCTGCTGAGACGCGCGCTCATCGCGGAGCACAATCACTATTCCGAGAAAGGGTATATCCCTATCTACGGGCTGGAAAACGTGCTGGACATGTACAAGGCATATAATGCCCTGGACGGAAATGGCACAGCGGCAAAACTGGTCGAGGCCCTGAAACAACTGCCAACGGAGCCGCCGGAGGTCGAAAGGACGTGACTGAATGAGCGCAAAGGTGAATCTGCCGGAACCGTTAAATAAACTTTTGCGCTCTCAACTGGAAACCGCTATTTATGAATCTGCCCTCCACCGCGATGATGAATTGATTGCCCGGAGACGAATTATTGACAAGTGGGGACAGATTGATGTAGCAGCAGAACTTGGGTGGTATCGTGGAGCGGTAGCTGCTCATGAGAAGCACATATTTGAGCGAGTGTCCGAAGTTGCTAGACAGCTCTACACAAATCAAGCATAAATCGTGCATAACCCCGACTGGAACCGAACCCAGCCGGGGTTATTTTATGCGACAATATAGGCAAGGAGGACGTGAGGATACAGGGTTGGTACACGTCGCCGCCCTCCTCACGGACTCCTTATTTTATGGACAAGGACGTGTTGGATATGACTCTAATCGAGAGAATGGTAGCCGCTGGCATGTCCCGCGATTGTGCCGCCGAAACAGCGATGTGGTACATGGCACAGGGAGATGACGAGGGGCTGGAGGACTATGTGATCGCGCTGGAGACAAGCCATGTGGAGAAACCATAACGAAAACCCCGATGGACGCAACGTAGGGGACTGCACCATCCGGGCCATTGCAAAGGCCCTCGGACAGAGCTGGGAGGAGACCTATGTGGGCGTCGCCATCCAGGGCTACATGATGCGGGATATGCCGTCGGCCAACCATGTGTGGGGAGCCTACCTGCGCAGCCGTTGCTTTGACCGGGACATGATACCCAACTCCTGCCCGGACTGCTACACGGTGGCCGACTTTGCCGCGGAGCATCCCGAAGGCACCTATATTCTGGCCCTGTCCGGGCATGTGGTGTGCGTGCAAAATGGAGACTGGATTGACACCTGGGACAGCGGCGGGGAAATACCGCTCTACTACTGGCACAAGGAGGCGTAACCCATGAGCTACCCTTACTATGGATACCAGCAGCCGCAATATTACCAGCCGCCCATGCCGGATCAGCTTGCACAGCTCCGTGGGGCGCAGTTTCAGCCCATGCCCCAGCAGATGCCGCAGGCACAGCCCCAGCAGGCGCAGGCCAGCGGCCAGAGCATGGTATGGGTGAGCGGTGAGGCGGAGGCAATGGCCTATCTGGTGGCCCCTAACAGCGCCGTGGCGCTTTGGGACAGCAACTCACCCACCATCTATCTCAAGCAGGCGGATGCCAGCGGGAAACCGTCCATCAAGGTCTATGACCTCGTAGAGCGCACCAGCGGGGCCAGAACGGCGCAAGCCCCACAGGGCGTGGAGTTTGCCACAAAGGCCGATCTTGAGGCCCTGGCGGCCCGTGTGGACGCGCTGGCAGCTCCGAAAACGACTGCAAAGAAGAACGCGAAGGAGGATGCAGAATGAATCCCTTTTTCGGAGTCATGGGCGGCGGTGGCCGCCCCAACATGATGCAGCAGTTTCAACAGTTCATGCAGCAGATGAAGGGCAAAGACCCAAATGCTATCATCAATGAAATGGTCTCAAGCGGAAAAATCTCGCAGGAGCAATTAAACCACGTCCAACAGCAGGCCCAGCAGATGTCGGGCATGTTTGACGGCATGCGGGGAATGTTCGGCAAGTAATCAAAATCCCGGCCGGGTTTTGAAAATAAAACAAAGGAGAATTTACATGAGTCTTTCTTCTGACGGCGGCACCGTTATGACGATGCCGGTTCAGCCCGCCTATCAGGGCGGCAACGGCGGCTTTGGTTGGGGCGGTGACTGGTCCAGCTGGATCATCCTGTTCCTTATCTTCGGCCTGTTCGGCGGTTGGGGCGGCTATGGCGGCTTCGGCGGCGGGAACGGTGTGAACGGCCCCGGCTTCCAGGGGTACGCTACCCGTGCCGATATCAATGAGGGCTTTGCCCTGAACGGCCTCCAGAACGGCCAGACCTCCATCCGGGACGCCGTGACCAGCGGATTCCACGGTGTGGATACCGCTGTGTGTAACCTGGGCTATCAGACCCAGGCGGGCTTCAATGCCCTGGGTGCTCAGTTGGCTTCCTGCTGCTGCGACACCCGGGAGGCGATTCAGGGGGTGCGGTACGACCTCGCCACCACCGCCTGCGCTACGCAAAACACCATCCAGAATACCACTCGGGACATCATCGACAACGCCAACGCCAACTCCCGGGCAATCCTGGACTTCCTGACTCAGGATAAGATTGCTACTCTGACGGCCGAAAACCAGAGCCTGAAGTTCCAGGCTTCTCAGGCGGCCCAGAATGCTTTTATTACCGCGAATCAGGAAGCCCAGACCGCCGAGTTGATCCGCCGCATCAACCCCATGCCTGTGCCGGCCTATCAGGTCCCCAATCCCTACGCCGGCTGCGGGTGCTATAATACCTGTGGATGCTAAAACCCAATACATCAACTTCCGAGGATTCCTTGGATGTTCGGCCCCGTGCCGATTTTGAACCATGCGGCGGGGCAATAGCCTCGCCGCTTATTTTAACCTGGTCGATTTCGACCACTTTAGAAAGGACTGATTTTATGGCTGAATTTACTGGCGTATTTGTTCAACAGGTGGCCGCCGGGCAGAATGTGGCCTTTACTGAGACGCCTGTCAGTGGCTCTAACTGCATTGTCCACCGGGATGGCGCTGGGATTGTCACCCTCCGTGGACAGACCAACCAGTGCCGCGCCCGCTACAAGGTCGTGTTTGGCGGAAACATTGCGATTCCCACCGGCGGTGCAGTTGGCCCGATTTCCCTGGCGATCTCCGTTGAAGGGGAGGCCCTGGGCAGCGCCACCGCTACGGTGACCCCCGCCGCAGTAGGCGATTTCTTTAATGTATTCGCTGCGGTATTTGTTGAGGTTCCGCGCGGCTGCTGCGTGACGGTGGCAGTACGCAACATCAGCACAGAAACGATTGAGGTCAGCAACGCGAACCTCATTGTTGAACGCGTAGCCTGAAAGGAGAGGATAGCATGAAAGCGCTATACGAGCTGAAGGAAAAATTCGAGATGGAGCTGGAAGAGCTGGCCCGGAAGGGTGAACTGGGTGCGGGCGATCTGGAGCTGGCCCACAAGCTCACTGACACCATTAAGAATATCGACAAAATCTGTGCACTGGAGGATGACGACGGCTATAGCCGGGCCGGCGATTGGGAGGCCGATATGCGCGGTACTTATGGCCGCGGCTCCAGCTACCGTGGACGCAAGCGGGACTCTATGGGACGGTATAGCCGGGATGGCCGCATGGACGGTTATAGCCACCACAACGCCAGAGAGTCTATGATGGAGCTGGCCCGCGAAATGATGGAGAACACATCCAGCGAGAGAGAGCGCGAAGCCATCCGCCGGTTTATGACTGAACTGGAACGGGATTGATAGGGGGTGACCCCTTTGCTTGACCGCAAGGAGATAGATATTGAGATTGCCCGACTGGAATATGGGGAGAGCAGTTACCCGGCCTATGCTAAGCTTGCTAACCTGTATACTATTCGGGATCGGATGGACAGGGAGGTGCATCCAGCACCATACGAGGTATCCTACTCCGCTGCTCCGGCAGCCCTCGAGGATTCCTCGGTAGTTGGGGAATATGGAGACAGTGATTTCCTGCGGGCTGTCTCCGGTGTTGACCAGCACGACGCCTGGGCCATCATGGATGACCTGATGGACACGTTGCACACCGTCAATCCTCGCGTGTACGAGGGTGTAATGCGCAAAATACGAGCACTATAAATCTAGGCCCCCAAAAGCAGGGGGCCTAGACTTTTTTGCCCACTCGGAAAAACCTCAAAGGCAACTCTTTGATTATATACATTAAAACTCAGTTCAACGATATTTAAATAGGCTGTAAATTCCACCACCATTTCCACCGCATTATGTGATGAAATATGCTATTTTATGTTTTTATGCTTCTGATGTAGAGAATAGAAAAAGTCAGGAAACACTTGATATAACAAGCATTTCCTGACTTTTTATTTTGGTACGCCCGAAGGGACTCGAACCCCCAGCCTTCAGAACCGGAATCAGAAAGTATCAACCACTTCAAACAATTGCGGCTCAATATATTTATGTTATGCCAACTTTGAATTTCCACCACTTTTTCCACCACTTCCATCTAGAAGGGCGATTCCTTGGTGCATAGTGTATCCGTCTTTATGCGTATAAATATTTGCAGTTGTTTGGATGTCGGAATGACCCATAAGTTCCTTTGCTACGTTAATAGGCACTCCAGCCCTTTGAAGATCCGTGCAAAAGGTGTGGCGAAGACAGTACGGTGTCAAATCCGTTGCTACCACGCTTTCAATAATCTGGTTTCTTTTTACTTTCGCTCCCATATAGATATCTAATTCACGCTTGAAATTAAGCCAAAGCCGACGCATGGTTTTTTCAGTGTGCCGGTTCCCTGCCTCGTTGAGAAAAACAGGAGAAAATGGCTTTTGTTGTGCTGCCTGGAGCAACGGGAAAAGTGCGGCATGAATTGGGATGTCCCGAATACCGGCTTCTGTTTTTGGGGCTTTGATGCTGTTAGCGCCGCTTTCTCTCGCCGTGTGGACGTGTATCTCGTTGCGCTCGAAATCTACGTCTGACCAAGTAAGGGCTGCCGTTTCTCCTGGCCTCATGCCAGTATATAGCAATGTGAGCACCCATAATCCGGCCCGATGGTGCTCAGCAACAGCCAAAATGGCCTTGCGCTCGTCCTCAGTGATAGAGCGTCTTTTCCCCTCGTGATAGGTGGGCAGCTCCAGTAGCTCGGCGGGATCGTATGGGATAAGGCGGGATTGCCTGGCCCTGCGGAACATCTCCTGCAACACCATGCGCAGTTTTTTTACATGGGATGCAGAGCGCCCAGCCTGCCCGTTAAGGATGCGCTGGAGGTGCACGTCTTTAACATCCTTCAATTTCAAGTGACCAATAGCGGGCTTGATATAGTTATCGTACTTTTCATCGTACATTTTCAACGATTTAGCTGTGAGCCCTTTTGGCTCCTTGTAGAGCTCCAGCCATTGCTTATACCAGGCGTTGACAGTCATGGAGCCGCCTACGGTTTCCTCACCGCGCTTTGCGGCGGCCAGCTTGTCCGCTAGCTTTTGCAGTGCCTCCAGCTCCGTTTTCCCGGTAGCTTCATACTTTTTCCCATTGTATCGAGCCGTTTTTCTGATGTAATCCATTGACTTTACCCCCCATTCTGGTAAAATAGAGGGGTGATATGGCGGCCAAACCTTATCACCCCTATGTGAGCCGTCCCTGGTGTTCCAGCACCGGGGGCGGTGTTTTTATTGCGCTTTTTTCAGCTCCTCAATTTCACGGGAGTGCTTTCTGGCGATAGCCTCTAACGTATCCAGCCGTCCGTCAATGATGTCCATATCGTCCTCGCTAGGCATCCGGCGTAGAATTTCCTCTTGACCTTCGGCCAGTAGATTGAATTTCGTCTGAACCTCTGTATCAAGCAGAGTTTTTACGTCTTGCATGATATCGCGCCTTTGCTGCGCCATAAGCTGTGCGATTGCCTGCAAATCTTTTTCATCCAGCATGTATAAAACCTCCTCGGTTGTCATAACCGCTGCTCTTGTAGCATTCCTGGGACGGTATTTTTATTGCTTTTCTAGTTTGACTGTTGTCGTAGTCCCTAGTGCAGAAATCTCATAGCTAATCTGTCCATCCTCATAAGTAAATGTCTTGATATTGTCCCCGGACGCTAAAAGGGCAGTAGAAGTTTTCTCTGTATCATTTTCAGAATCCCAAGAATACGGCTCATCCTCATTTGTTGGTGCGGTATATGTTCCAGCCCAATACAGAGACTTGGTATCACCATTATCAGAAACCCAATACACGGTAATTGCGCTTTCGTCAATAGTTGCAGACTGCAAGAGTCTTCAGAGTTGCTATTTACCTGCTTCCACTCTCCAGTGAGGTCAGGAATCATGGGTTCAGCAGCCGCTCCGGGGGTTCCAGCAGACGTATCCCCTCCACATGCTACAAGAGATACACACATGATACTTGCGATTCCTAATCCAATTAGCTTTTTCATTTTACATCCTCCTTATATTTACCGCCCACCCGGCGGCTGGATCACTAAAAATACAATTCTGCTACTAGATTGCCATTCTGTGGCAATGATCGGTTGATGTAGCATATCATAAGCATAGTCCAATAATCTGTTCTTTTCTAAGGGAGCAATCTATTAGTGTATAGAAAAAAGCTACCACAATTTGGTGATAACACATATTGCTTGAATAGAACAAATGTTCTATAATGATAAGCAAGGAAAAGAAAATTCCCAGCGTCGACAAAATTTTACATAATACGAACTTTGCATACGGTATAGTACAAGCAGGCACTACAAAGTGAGAAAGTCACAAAATGGGAGGAGAGAGCAAGATGACACCGAACGAAAAAAGGCTTCCGAACTTCGAAAAACTTACTAAAGCACTAAATGAGAGAAAATCCCCTTATCGTTCTTTGCGTACTTTGGTGTTAATTTGCGAACCAGCGGTCAATAGCGTCCATAATTGCGAGCAAGAATCGAAGATCTGCGTCAGTTAGATCCCTTCCCTCTGGAACAATCCCAGCAGAAACAAAGGCCGATACAACTTCATCAACAGTCAATTCCCCTTCTTCATCTTCGGATGGAGTAGGGGGATTTTCTTTTTTGTCAAGATCATCAAGGGTATATCCCATTGCATAAACAAGGCTTTTCATCGTTTCAAGTGAGGGGGTTTTTGTAATACCTGATGTTATTTTCGCAAGTGTTCCTTTTGGGACTCCTGATTTTTCGCTTAACTCATCAAGGCTCATCCCTGATGACTTTCTCATTTCATTAAAAACGTCAAGCCACATTTTCCTTACCTCCTGAAAAGACTATATCACAACTGTTAGAAAAGTGCAAGAAAAAGATTTCCGAGTTCGGAAACAGAAATTATAAAAATAGCTTGACAGATTCCGTATACGGGAATATAATAAAGGCAGAATTTCCGCAGACGGGAATGGAGGTGAGACTATGGCTGCGGTTTATCCTAATTTGGCCGGAGAAATCGCCAAACGTGGTATTAAAAAGTGTGTCCTAGCAAAAGAGGCTGGAATTAGCGACCGGGTTCTTCGCAACAAGATGGCTGGGAAGGGTTCTTTTTCAATCCAAGAAGCCATTGAAATCAAGAACAAATTTTTCCCCGATTACACGGTAGATGATCTTTTCCGCCGAATCGACGATCGGGGGGCATAACAAAAACCGACGGGAGCGTCATTCCCGTCGGCCTCTGCCCAAATTTGTTTACCCTATGTACCTTGCAGGCTTTCACCGCTTGTAATGACGCCACTAGCTTCTTGAGGCACCAAGCCACTTTTGCGGTTTTGGTTCCGCCAATGCCTTATCGCTGACAAGCCACAAGGAGTACTTGATACGGTGGGGTATGATTACCGGCATACCACCATGGGTTTTACCTCTTCTCTGAGTGCTCCGCCGTATCAGTTGCTACATTTTACGCCAGTTTACGTGCTTTGGCAACCACTATATGCGACCTTGCAGTAAGGGAGCAGGCATAGTCAAAAGTTGGGTCAAGTCGACCAACTCCTTTCTGTGCCTTCCGGCATCGGAAATATTATACCGCAGTTGGCAGAAAAATGCAATATTAAGGCTCACCCATAGGGAGGTGAACGTGAGCAACTAAATAAAAATGCCCCGCCGGGTGTCGGAAGCACCCAGCGAGGCGGCAAACCTAATTGAAGCGACCAATCAGGCTTGCAGGAAGATTGTACCACATCCTCCTTCAAGCCGCAATAAGAAGGAGGAAAAAAGAATGTCCGATTTGACCGTAAGAGAACTAAAGCGTGATGCGGCCCGCGTCAAGCACGAAGTGGACGAGCTGGATCGGGTGGCTCACGGAATGACCTTTGATGAACTGCTCCGGTTGCTGGCCGGGCAGAAGCCAGATAGCACCAATGGAGAAAAAGAAGCCCGCCCCTGACGGGGCACGAAAGGAGGTGAGCGGGGTGAAGATCATCATCGAAGCTGATTCGAAAGAAATTGCTGACCTCGTACTTACACTACAAAGCCAGCGGAATCAAGATGAAATTGCTAAGAACTATACGATAGATATCTTTGGAAACAAATACCTCGATTACGAAAGTGGGGGCCGGGGATGTTCCAATGGATAGCTTTAGCTTTTGCGGCGCTTGAAGCAGGGTACATATTTATTTGTTGGTTCTTTGATGAGGAAATAAATGCGACAACGGTTTCTGTGCTTTCCGCAATAACGATTTTTTGGATAGCAATGCATTTCCTTGTTTCATAAATTTAAGAGCACAACAAAAAGCGCCCCGGCCAGTGCACCACCACCGACCAGGGCATGACACCACGTATCGTAGCTACGAGGTATCGGAGACAGTATATCACATCCTCCGGCCTCTGGCAAGATTGGAGGATTTTTTATGACCAAAGATGGACAGCTCAACGAGAGCAGCACGAAGCGGGAGATTGAGAACCGCTTCACCAATGCACGCCGCGTCATGGACGACCTATGCCGGGCCTATTATGGGATGACTTGGGACGAGCATGAGCGGTTACATGGGAAGGAGGAGAACGCAAATGAACGCACAGAGCGCAATCAGCCGTGCGATTGCTGAGAAACGGCGGCTAATGTTTGAACGCCACGGTGGAATCATGTCCTCCACAGATGTGGCGCGGGAGGTAGGCTACTGCCCGCGGGCATCCAGCGGCGACCGCTGGGCGGCGGAGCATGATATACCCGCAATCCGCATGGGGCCTCGCAAGCGGGGCTATGAGACAGATTTGGTGGCAAAGGCCATCGTGCAGGGGAGGGGAATGGTATGAGCAAGACAAGATATGAGCGCCGCCGGGCCCGCCGGGAGGCTGTGAGTGCAGCAGTGTTTGCCGCCTGCATTGTGATAGCCTGCGGGCTGCCGAACTGGGTGGAGTGGCTACTATGAACCGCTATCTGATTACGAGCGTCGCGGCCCTGTTCCTTTTACTGGCGCTGATTGCACTAGTTGAAATCATCTGGGGCCAGGAACCGGAGCAGCCAGCCATTGAGACCCCGGCGGCAACCACCACCCCGACCCCCACGCCCACCGGCCCGCTCACCATCCAGATCACCGGCCTGGAGGGCGCGGAGAGCA